AAAAATCCCTAAACGGATACCTAAAAAAATCACACAACCTGCGTCTATCGGTCAAGGAGGGGCAGATGACCGTTCCTCTGCACCTAAAATAGATGCAGCAACAATTTCACAAGAAGACTGGGAAGCCCTCCCAGAATCCACACGAGAAAAACTCTTAACAGAGTAGGAGATAAAAAATGTCCTTTCCTAGAGATACCAATGACCCTATCCAACGCCGTCGTCAGCAATTTGATGACGTGTTGTCCGGGAAACGCAAAAGTATGAAGTTGGAATCCGTAGAACATTTCGAGAGAGAAATCGCTACGGAGAAAAAGGCTTCGGCTAAAAGCGTCAAAAAAACGCCGACCAGTAGAAACGAGAAGTCAGATAAAAAACAAGAAACGAAAAAGTAGTTGTTTTCTGTTTTGTTTGTTATACTACCTGCATAAACGGTTCGCCACCGCAGTGTCGTCGGCGTATAACTAGACACATAACATGTAGCATTTTACCTCCGTTCGTCGCGGATACCCCATTAAGACGTGAAACTAGGGTGAGCACAAAAACTATTTTAATTCACTTTATTTTTAGGAGTCTATAATGGCTGATACTGATTTTGGTGCACTATTGGTGCATAAGAAAAAGGCATGGGCGCGTGACCTGTGGAGACAAGCACGAAATAACTCGTTTGTCCTTAAACACGCTTCAACCGCTGCTACCTCAGCGATCCAAAAAATCACAGCACTAACTAAGTCTGAAAAAGGCGATAGAGCGATCACTACTCTTGTCCCTGAGCTTGTCGGTAACGGTATTGCTGGAGATAATACTCTGGAAGGTAACGAAGAAGCAGGCAATGCTTACGATTTCGAAATCCCTATTGATCAGCATCGTTTAGGTATGAAATCAAAAGGCCGTATGGCTGAGCAAGAGACTATTGTTAAGTTTCGTAAAACGGCGCGTGACTTAGTTGGATATCGTTTCGGCACTATTGTTGACCGTCTAGGTTTTAACCTGTTATCAGGACTTGCAGCGGACACTCTCCCTGATGGTACTGAACAACAGTTAAGTGCTGTTGTTGGCGCAAATCTTAAAGAGTTAGCTTTCGGCACAGCTCCTGTTGCTCCTACCGCGCAACGTGCATTTTTTGCGGACGCTGGATCCGATGCTATCTTGCTAGGTCAAGGTGTTGGAGTAGCGATACCCGGACGTTTGACTTATGGGCATATTGTTAATTTGAAAGCTGAAGCAGTGACTCGTTATATTAAACCTGTTATGCACAGTGAGTTCGGTGAAGTTTATTTCTTATGGGTCGCTCCTAAAGTTATGGCTAATCTTAAACTTGACCCTGATTTCTTACAGAATATTCGTTTGGCGATGCCTCGCTCTAAGAAAAACGAGTTGTTTGTAGGGACTGACGCAGTTCTTGTGGATGGCGTTGTTATTATGTCCCATCGATATGTAGTAACTAATACAGGTTCTGCAGCTAATGCAGCGGTTAGTGCATCTACTACTGGGGCAGCTGGTGTTTCGTTACCTAGATTCGGCCTATTATCCGGAACTAATAATGCTACAGTGGGGTCTAGATGTTTGTTCCTTGGCGCACAGGCGTTGTGTCTTGCAGATCTTGGCGCTCCATCTTGGGATGAGTCAGACAACACTGATTATGGTAATAAGCCTGGTATGGCGGTCGGCAAACTTTACGGTTTGGCTAAATCGCAGTATAGGGGTTCTTATGATGATGCAGCTAATCTTCAGGATTTCGGTGTAATGACTCTGGATGTTGCTCAAGTCTAAGTAGCTAGGTAAGAACCATGGGTGTCCATGGTTCTTATTTTTGTCGGTAGCGATGGGTTGCTCCGTTCCGTATTGGTGGCTACCGGCCTTTTTGGAGGTTTACTATGGCTTTGACAGCTGCTGATATCCTTAGAGATGTTAGAACTTTACTCATTGATCCTTTAGGTGTTCGTTGGCCTGATGCAGAATTACTAGACTGGCTTAATGATGCTGCTAGGCAGTGCGTGCTTCTAAAGCCGGACTGTAACCCTACCACAGCAGTTTTTGCATGTGTCGCTGGGGCAAAACAAACGCTCCCTATTACTTCAGTCATGTTACTAGATGTTATATCTAATAATGGTGGTGCTGGAGGTAGTGGCTCAGACCGCTCTAGTATTACTTTTGTGAAACGTAATGTGCTTGATTCGGAGCGCCCTGCTTGGCGAAATGATGCTGAGTCTGCAATTATCTCTTACTATACTTATGACGATTGGCAAAGAGACTATTTCTATGTCTATCCTCCTGCTGTTAATACCGCTTCTATTGAACTTGTTTATGCCGAAGAACCGGTGTTAGTTGCTTTGGATACTGATGCTCTACCACTTCAAGATATCTATGGCCCTGCACTTATAAACTATATTATGTGGCGTGCTTACAGTAAAGATTCAGATTTTTCAG